GATATGGGTAAGATGGATTCAAGCAAGGGTATTCCCCTTCGCACAGGCGGTGTAATGCCTAAAGGTGCTGATGCTGCTGACACTAAAGGTGAGCGCAAAGAGGCACTTCGTGGTGGTGTTGCAATGGGTAAAGAAGATGCTGTTGGTAAAGATAGCCTTTTCAATACAGGTCGCACTTCTGGTATCTGCTATGAGCACAAGCGCACAGCATATGGTCCAGAGGACCGCTATGAAGCAAAAGACTAAGTAAAAAAAGCGAAAACCCTGATAGTCGTGCGCTAACAGGGCTTTCTAACCAACCTAGTAATCGGAGAACTAGATGGCTGTATCAAATAATAGGGATTCTTGTAATTCCTGTCGATTTTTTTCTTTAGGCGAGAGAATGGGAATCTGTAAAAGGTTCCCTACTGCTGTTAATAAATCCAATGAAGATTGGTGTGGAGAATGGCTCCATGTTAAAAACCATGTAATTGAAGCCATCACCTCTGGATTGACTGTTACTTTTTCTGAAGAACAACCAAAAAAGAAACCAGGAAGGCCTAAAAAATCATGAAACTCAAGCCATTAGCAGACAAAATTGTAGTAAAACCTGATGTCCGAGAGCTGTCATCCATCATTATTGTGGATAACAAGGAAGTGGAAAACATGGGAACTGTAGTAGCAGTTGGCCCTGGTAAAAAGCTTTCTGGTGGGCGCAGAGAAGATATGCCTATTCAAGTAGGAGCCAGAGTTCGATTTGGCACTATGAATGATGACCGAGGCGAGGAATATCTGAAATACTTCCCTTACTATGAAGATGGAGTCAAATACCTAGTCATGAGTTGGCAGGATATTTGCTTTCAGGAGGATGCAAATGCTTAAATGGCTTAAATCATTATTTACTAAAGAAGTTACATTTAGCGCATTACCTAATGTAATTGAAGAAAAACGACTTGCTAAAAGAGAAGAATTGTTTCAAGAAGGCCTTAAACGAAAACCAGCCTTAAAAAAGGCAACTACAAGGAGCAAAACCATGCCATTAGTAAAATCAGCCAAACCAGCAGCATTTAAGAAAAACATTAAAACTGAAGTAAAAGCTGGAAAACCAGTTAAACAAGCCGTTGCTATTGCCTATTCAGAAGCAAAAGCAGCAAAAAAATCATCAACCAAGAAAACTACCAAAAAATAAGGAAATAAAATGGATATTAAAGACCTAAAAATCACTTTTGAGCATACAACTGCTGAATTAGAGCTAATTCTTGCTGGACTTCGCAAACTTCCTATGGAAATGGTTCAAAAGCTTCATGACAGCATTATTCTTCATGCTAATGCAGAAGTAGCTAAACAAACTGCATCAAAAGAAGTAACTGGTCCAGCAACTGAAGCTTTGATTGAAGGCGCACCAAAGGCTGATGAATAATGACAGCCCCAAATGTTTATATGCCATACCCTGTTCCGCAAAGCATTGAAGAAGTGCAAGCGGACATGAATGCGCTTATGTTTCAGCCAGGAGTTCCGCAAGAGCTTCAAGACCAATGGAAAAATGTGGAAAACAGCCCAGAAGTTCAAGCGGATATAAACCAAGCTGAAGCCAATAGCGACAGTATGGCTAATGAATAGTATTATTAACTTAAAGCTAATAATCATTAACCTAAAGCTAATGAAATCATGAGTTTATCTGTTGATTCAACCGACTCTGTCCCCAATAAAGGGGGAGCACCTGAAGGCAATCAAAATGCTAAGAAGGGGAAAATCTTTTCTGATGAGATTAGGAAGTTTTTAACTCAGAATCCCCAAAAGAAAAGAGAGATTGTTGAAGGGCTTGTAGAAGCTGCTGTAGCTAGAGAGCCTTGGGCTGTCAAAGAGATTATGGACAGAATGGAAGGCAAAGCTGTTCAGGCTACTGAGATTAGTGGCCCTGATGGTGCAGAGCTTGTAAAAGGGATTGCTATTACCTTTGTAGACCCAGATGGAAACAAAGAAGGATGAAAATGGGGTCATTTGGCCTCCTTTTCCTAAAAAATTAAAGTGCTTATTTGACCCAAAGCATAGTCGCTATAGGGTTCTTTATGGTGGGCGAGGCGCAGGAAAGTCCCATTCAGTAGCCAGAGCATTACTTTGCAAGGGAGTCGAGAATACTATTCGAGTCCTTTGTGCTCGTGAATTTCAGACCTCAATCAAGGATTCTGTGCATAAGCTGCTTGTAGACCAAATCTACAACATGAAGCTAGAAGCGCACTATGACATTACTCAGACAAGCATTAGAGGTAAGAATGGGACTGAGTTCATCTTTGCTGGTATCAAAAACAACATCAATGGCTTAAAGTCTATTGAGGGCATCGACTTTTGCTGGGTAGAGGAAGCAAACAATGTAACTGCTACCTCATGGGATATTCTTATTCCTACCATCCGCAAGGCAAACTCCGAGATTTGGGTTACTTTTAACCCTGAATTGCCTACTGATGAAACCTACAAGCGGTTTGTCATTACCCCACCTGAAAATGCAGTAGTCCAAAAAGTAAACTGGAATGACAATCCTTGGTTTCCTGAAGTATTGGATATTGAGAGAAATACCCTTAAAACAAGGGATTTTGAGGCTTATCAGAATGTCTGGGAAGGATTCACAAGAAGCACTATTGATGGAGCTGTCTTTGCTAAAGAGATGAATAGGGCAGAGCAAGATGGTCGAATCTGTAATGTTCCTTATGATGCAACCAAGCCAGTTATGGCTGTATTTGACATTGGATGGGCTGATGCAACTGCTATTTGGTTTGTTCAGTTCATTGGCATGGAAACCAGGCTTATTCGATACTTTGAAACAACTCAAACCACAATGAGTGAAATATTGGGAAGAATGCAGACTTTTGGCTATGTCTATGACACCTTATATTTGCCTCATGATGCTAGAAATAAGACTATTGCCTCTAATGGCAGAAGCATTGAGGAGATAGTCAGAGCTGCTGGATTTAAGGTTAGCATTATTGAAAGGGTTCCTGTAGCAGATTCAATCAATGCTGCTAGAACAATCTTTAGCTCATGCTATTTTGACAAAAATAATACTACTTCTGGACTAGACTGCTTGAGGCACTACAGATATGATGTAGACCCAGATACTAAGCAATTTAGTCAAAAGCCAGTTCATGACAATTATTCGCATGGAGCAGATGCTTTTAGGTATATCGGACTGATGATTCAAGAGAAGAAAGTAGTCAAAAGAAAGCCGATGAATTATGATGTTACAAGCTGGATGAGCTAACAGGGAAACATTATGGTAATGAATGTCGAAAGTAATGGTGGAGTCTATTCCACCGAATATGGCGATGACTATGAATCAGGAGTAATTGAGGAAGCTAAACAGTTCCTCCGCTTTTGCTCTGAAAATGACTCTAATAATCGAGTTGAGGCCTTAGATGACCTTAAATTTGCAGGTGGGGACCAATGGCCTGTAGAGATTCAAAATAGCCGATTGCTGGAATCTCGCCCATATTTGACTATCAATAAGATTGATGCCTACTGCCGACAAATTTCCAACCAGCAAAGACAGCAAAGACCTCGGATGGTAGCTCATGGCATGAATACCGAGTCTGATGAAAAAGTAGCTGAAGTTATTACTGGCATTTTGCGCCATGTAGAAAATCAATCAGATGCAGATGCAGCTTATGACAATGCCTTTGAGTTTGCAGTTCGAATGGGATGGGGTTACTGGCGCATAGTCTATGACTATCCAAGGCCTGACTCAATGGAGCAAGAGATTTATGTCAAGCGCATTGAAAACCCATTTATGGTCTATTTTGACCCTAATTCCAATGAACCTGATGGCTCAGATGCAGAGAAATGCCTAATTACTGAGGTTATTTCTAAAGAATCATTCCGCAAAATGTACCCTGGCGCAGATGATGGAGGCGGTTTCAATCCTCGTGGCACAGGCGATAGTCAGTCAGAATGGATTACTAAGGAAGATATTCGCATTGCTGAATACTTCTATACCGAGCACAAGCGCACCAAGCTTTACCTGTTATCCGATGGCACAACTTGCTATGAAGATGAAAAGCCTTCTGAAAGCATGATGCTCGATGCTGGAATTTATGTAGTTTCTAAGCGAGAAACCATTAAAAAGCAGGTTAAATGGTGCAAATTGACAGGCATGCAAGTCCTTGAGCAAAGAGATTGGCCTGGTCGATATATCCCAGTTGTGCCTGTTTATGGTCAGCAGCTCATTGTTGATAGTAAGAAGAAGAAGTTTGGTCTTACTCGCATGGCTAAAGACCCACAAAGAATGTATAACTTCTGGTCTACAGCTCTTACTGAGTCTGTTGCCCTTGCTCCAAAAGCTAAATTCCTTATCGCTGAAGGTCAGGATGAAGGTCATGAAATGGAATGGAATCAGGCAAATATTAAGTCTATGCCTGTATTGCGCTATAAGCAGACCGATTCTGAAGGCAGACCAGCAGGAGTTCCTACAAGGATTCAGCCAGAGCCACCTCCAACTGGAATGGTTACAGCTTTGCAAGGCTTAAATTCAGACTTGATGGCTGTGGTCGGTATTTATGACCCTGCTCAGTTGCCACAAGGCATGCAGTCTGGAAAAGCATTGAATGGTCAGCAACAGCAGACCGACATGACCAACTTCCACTACTATGACAATTTGACTAGGTCAATTCGTCAGTCTGGTCGAATCTGTTTAGACCTTATTCCTCATATTTATTCTAATGAAAGAGTCATGCGAATCATTGGAGCTGATGGGAAAGGCGAGTTAGTAACTATTAACCAAAAAGCTCAAGATGAAGAAGGTGTAGACCGAGTTTTGAATGATGTAACTACAGGCGAATATGACATTGTGATGGAAACAGGCCCAGGCTATGCTTCCAAGCGACAAGAAGCTGTAGATTCTATGATGACTTTGCTAACTTCAGACCCAAATCTGATGCAACAAGCTGGGGACTTAATCTTCAGAAATATGGACTTCCCAGGCGCAGACATCATTGCTGACCGATTGGCTGCTGCTAACCCATTGGCTCAAGTTGATGAAAAAGCAGATATTCCACCTCAAGTCCAGATGCAGCTCAAACAGTCCCAGATGACTATTCAGCAGTTGCAACAGCAGATTCAAGCTATGCAGATGGATATGAAGTATGGCGCAAGCATCAAGCAACAACAAGAGCAAGCTGCTACAGAAAGAAAACAAATGGAGCTGGAAGTTCGCAGAGAAGATACTCGGATGCGAACCGATACTCAGGCGCATGATACAGTCATTAAGACTCAGACTCAGCTAGAAGTAGAACAAATGAAGGCCCAACTTGCTTTAATCATGGCACAATTAGATGTAAGAAGCGAAAGAGCAGCATTAGATGAAGCTATTGAAAGGGGCATTTAATGACTAGGGAAATAGTAACTTCTGAAAATCGTGAAGATTTTATGAAGAAAAAGCTTGGCATTGAAGATGAAAAACCAAGCCATTCTATTAAAGTTAATGAAAGAGAAATTCCTGTAACAATGCATCCTTTTGAAGAAAAACAAGGTCATCAAATGCATCATGTAGATGTGGATAAACTTGAAGAAGCATTTAAAAAGAACAAAGACCAATATATTGGCGAAAAAGGCGAAGGTGGTATTGGCAAAAGATATGAAGGAGTTGAAAAATTCCTTAAAAATGCTAAATCAATGCGAGCAAGTGAAATTCATGTCAGGGACAATGGAGCTGTAATATTTGGTGATGGTAGGCATAGATATGCTTATTTGCGAGATAAAGGTTTAAAAAGTATCCCAATGTCAATCACTAAAGAAGCAATAAAAAATGCTAAAAAGCATGGGTATATTAGTTAAATAGGCAATCAATCGGAGGAAATATGCCAGTAATCACAGGTGCAAATGTAGCGGAATGGAAAATGAAGGAAATGGCTCGCAGAGCTGGTAAGAAATATGAGCCAGAGCAGCCATCTAATCCATTTCAGGGTTTAGACAAGACTCAAATCAAAGAACAATCTAAGCTTTTAAAAGAAGCTAAAAAAGAATTAAAAGCAAAAAAAGCTGAATAAATAGACAAGAATTATTTTTAGTAGTATTTTTAACTTAAATTGGAGCTTGAGAAATCATGGCCGAATCAGAAGTTGTAAGAGAAGCAAGTAGTGTAGTAACTAGTGATAATGCAACAACCTTTTATGCAGAAAGATTAGGTTTAGCTGACCAAGAACCTCAAGCTGAGGCTGAATCTGTAAAGAAAGATTCAGAGCCAGAAAAGGGACAGGAACAGAGTGAACCAGAAGCAAAGGAAGAAGCTAAGAAGCAAGACCCTGAAAAGTCGAGAGATAAGCTAAATAAGCGATTCGATAAGGTAACTCAAAGAGCTAAACAAGCGGAAGCTGAAGCTCAAGAACTTAGAGAAAAGCTAAAGAGTTATGAAGCTAGGGTAAACCCTCAGCAACAGCAGGAACAAAAGCCTGTTGTTTATGAAGGCAAACCTAGAGCTGACCAGTTTAATGATGCTTATGAATATGCAGAGGCATTAGCAGAATGGTCTGCCGAAAATGCTTTATTGCGAAGGGATGCAGAAGAAGCGCAGCGCAAAGCTCAAGAAGCTGAAGCCAAGAAAGCAGAAACTTGGAATAAGAAGCTTGAGAAAGCAAAGCAAGATATGCCAGATTTTGACCGAATTGTTCAATCCAGCGATATTGTGGTTAGCGATGAAATTAAAAAGGCCATTCTTGAAAGTGATGTAGGACCTCAAGTTCTATATGCACTAGCTTCTGATGAAGATTTTGCAAAGAAACTGACAGAGATGGATTCTGTCAAAGCTCTTAAAGAAATTGGCAAACTTGAGGCTAAGTTTGAGGCTAAGGAAGTAAAGACCCCTAAAGCCGAGAAACAAAAGGCGATTGTTTCAGGAAGTAAAGCACCTGAACCTATCAGACCGCTTAGTGGTGGCAAAGTTGGCGCAGATATTCTTGTGGACACCAATGGTGAATTTCATGGGACTTATGCTCAATGGAAAGCTGCAAGGCAGTCAGGTAAGGTCAGATAAACCTAATTTTTTTGGAGAATTACAATGAGTAATACCTTATTAACTATCTCAAAGATTACCAATGAAGCCCTCATGGTTCTAGAGAATGAATTAACTTTTACATCTGAAGTAGACCGCAACTATGATGACCAATTTGCTGTTGTTGGCGCAAAAATTGGCGCAACAGTCAATGTCCGCAGACCTGGTCGCTTTATCGGTACAACTGGCCCAGCATTGAATGTTGAGGACTTGAATGAAACTTCAGTACC